GGTCAGATCTTAGTTGATTTATTTCAGAATGTATTCTACCTTTATGAACATAACGTTGAATGGAGTCTATGAATGTTGAATGGAATTTATTTATTTCTCGTGCTTGTCTTATTAGTTGCGCTATCGGGTTATCACAGTTTACTAACCAATTTTGGGTAAAGCTAGGTTCTCCGGTTTTCGGTGTCCGTGGGTAATCAACACCTATTCTGTCAAACACTTGCGCTACTGATCGAGCTGCCCAAATATCTACATCAAGTGTGGTCTGAGATTTTATACTAGACAAAACCTCAGACTCCTTTTGTTTAAATTCCTTTTTTAACTTAGCAGCCTGTGCTTCGTCAACCCTAATTCCTTTCTTTCTTGTCTCAATCAATATAGGTAACAGTTCCATTTCCATTTCCCACACATCATTTAAACTTTGTTTAGATATCTCTGTTTTAAATCTTTCCCATAAACGTAAAGTTAAACCTGCATCTTGTTCAGCATAAAATCCAACGTAACCTGCAGGTAATCTCCAAAGATCAGCTTTAGGATCTATCCCCCACTCCTTTGCTTTTTCATTTAAAAAAGTTTCGTTTTTTATTTCACCAAGATAATCTTTAGCACATGCATTCAAACTAAAACTAAATCTGTTTTCATTAATCAAAGCTGCAGCAATCATAGTATCAACTATTTGTCCACGTATTTCAAAACCATTTACCAACAACCAACCCACATCATAACTTGCATTATGAAATATTTTTGTAGCTGGTAATTTTAACATGTCCTGAAACCATGCGCAGGTTATTGATAAATCCATGTTACCACCTGCATCATGTTGAATAGGAAAGTACCATTGTTGTCCAAGAGCTGCTACTGCAAAACCTACAATACCACCATCAAACGTTGCCCAACCAGATCCTTTTGTTTTTAAATTTGGATCTTTTGTCTCCAGGTCAATCGCTATTTCTTTAGCTTGAGATAAGTCAGGATACTCTGCAGGAGCTATCCAATCACTGTCGTTATATACAAAATTAAGTTGATGGGTCATTGTTTCCTTTTACTAAAGTTAGTGTCTTCAATTACTTTCATTGTTTTGATTGGTAGTCCAAGAAAAAATATATAACATTCTGCACAATAGTAATCATATTTATGAACTACAACTGCGTGAGCTTGGTTACACTTTTCACAATAAATGATTTCATTTCTTTTTTTCGGCATCGTTTAAATGTTCAATTTCTAAATCACAATAATGTTTAATTTTTTGTAAGTCTTCAATTGATTTACCTTTAAATAAATATCTACACACATACTTAATTACGTTTGCTTGAAATGGATTTAAACCATTCTTTCTTATAAAAGTCCACGGTTGAATAATAAAGTGTTGGTAGTGAGATCCTCCTACCTGCGTGTCTTGAGGAAAGGCTTCGTCAAACATATTTTTATCTGGCATATTATACTCCACATAGGCCTTCGCACTCTTGGTTAAAGAGATCTGGCCCGTCATCGTTTTTAAATTTAACTTCATCTAAAGGTACACAAGATCTGTGTACAAAGTTTTTTACTTTAGGATTGTGCATTCGCATCTTTTTATCAAATTCTACAGCACTTGCAAATTCTTCTGGTCTATTGTTTCTCATATCAATCCAAAAGTTATCATCATGAAATGGACATCCAATACAAGCTGATTTTACAGGAACTTTAAAACCTTTTCCTTCATACCATTTCAAACAATCTTGCCTAGACATTTTCTTTTCTATTAAAGGCCATCTATTTTCTTGCCACCAAAACCTTGATGGTTTCATTCTCATTATTTCATCTGTTGATATACCGACCCAAACTTCTATGTGTTTATCTTTTGGAAATCTTTGTCTTGGTTTTAATCCAAATATCTCTCTAATTTTTTTTGCAATTGGAGTAATTTTATATTCTCTTGTACATTGTCTACGTCCCATTCCCTTTTTACCTTGTTCGTTCAAAGTATAAAATGGTGCGGAAGCAAATTGATTGCCTCCTGGAGACAGAGCTTTTATGATGTCATCTTGAATGTTACCTTTTTTAACTATGTGTATTGGATAACTTATTACACTCTTTAAATATTCTAAATGTTGTATGACAGGTTTAGGTTCCCAACCTGTATCTGCAAAAACAGCTGCATCAGGTTTAACACCAAACTCCCCTGCATCTGCCATCAAAGCCATTGTTGAGCTTTGTACACCAGCTCCTAATGATAAAATTCTTAGTGCGGGTTTTTTATCTTGCATAGTTTGCCTCGTATTGTTTAAAATACTTTCCTAATGGAAAGTTGTATTGATGGTATGTACCTAACAGATGTAATGTTTGTTTAGATCTTGTTGCACCTGTATACCATACTCTAAGTTCTTTTACTTTATCTGCTAAATTCTTTTTATCAAAATGAGATGGGAAGTTACATTTACTTGCCAATACAACATTATCAGCCTCGCCACCTTTTACTTGGTGTATTGTATCAATAATAATTTTTGGTGGTTGTGTTAAATCTACACCTTCATTCATAAGTTTCTGAAAATATTGTTTGTCCTTGTCTTTAAACTTTCTTTTAAATACTTGATTCCATGGACCTTTTTCGTCTCGCATACCACACCTTAAATGTAATTCATCAAATGTAAACACTTGATTTGGATGAGCAAAGCTCCACTTTTTACTGTCCGATGACCGGTATCCGTGGTCTATGTTTAATAAATACTCATACATGGTTACAGCTTCTTCTCTGTTTATGCTGCCCCCATCGCATATTTTTTCCCAATATTGTATTGCATAAAACTGGTTTGGATCAAACGATTTATTATTTTTTTGATCTTGGTAATATAAACCAAGATTTTTTGCTTCTGTTTGTAATTCTTTTTTTACATCGTTTATTCTTGCAAGCACCATCCAACTACCATCCATGTCCCAAGGTACTTTTTTCAAACCATTCCATCTATACACTGCACCCTCTTTGTCATTAGAATAAAATTCTTTTGGCACTCTGTTATTACCCATGGAGTTCAATAAACATTTAGAAAAGAAATGTATATTTTTATTAAGTCTTACAGATTTTTTAAGGACAAGTGATTTACCAGGAAATGTTTGAAATAAAGTTACGTCAGCACCATTCCATTCGTAAATTGCTTGGTCATCATCTCCTGCAATGTACACACGTTCTACACCTTCAGACATCTTAACTACCATGTCCCATTGTAGAGGTGTTAGATCTTGAGCTTCATCAACCATCAATACTTTGAAAGGCACAACTAATCCATCGTCTATAAACTTTTGTACCATATCTGTAAAATCTAACCTGTCTGGTGTCCGTTGTCCGTTTTCCAACTCCATTGTTTTAAATTCTTCGTATCCATTAATAATAGATTTAAATTGCTGTAATCGTACAGCCTTTCTAGATTGTTGTTTGTATAGCCACACAGGATCAACTTTCATGTTTCTTGCCCTGTCATATATTTGTAGAGACCAATTGTTGTATACCTTTTGATCATCATGGCCCTCTTTGTATTTAATTTTAATTGTACCGTACTGTGTATGAAACATAAGCATGTCCGCTTTTGGATCTAGTACAGGTATCTCTGCAAACTGTTGTCTTGCTAGTGAGTGAAGTGTTCTAAAATATTTAAATGCATCCTCATCGTAACCTTTAAACTTTTGTCTAACTCTAGTTACACATTCATTTACAGCTTTGTTTGTAAAAGATACGTAACATATCTCATCAGGAGAATAGCCTCTTTCAAGATAACGTTTTACACGTTTCAAGAGGTTCTCTGTCTTTCCAGTGCCAGGTGGTCCAAAGATCTTAATTGTCTTCCCACGCAGCCTTTGCCTTAACGAATTTGACATCTTTATTCTTATGCTCACTTTGTTTTGGTAAAGTCACAACCCAATGTCTAGATTGAATTCCTTTGAACTTAGCTTTGGGTTTAGCTCCACCTTGTTCTAAGAATCTTGTACATTCTTTTTCATTCCAATTGTAACTCATTTTTTTCATAAAAGCTCTAAACGTCTCAAGTTTAAATCTCATTTCTGTTTCATCACGCCATATATTACCACTATCTATTTGGTCAAATTCTGTAGTATCTTCAACATCTTCTAAAAATCTTCCCATCCTAGAATTAAATACATCGCTACTTTCTTCTCCTGCATCAAAACCTTCCATGTCTTGTTTGTTTGCAATTAACTCTTCAAGCCAATCTCTATATGGATCTGGATCTCTTTTAGTTGGTTTTAATGCTCTCCATACAATATCAAAGTTAAGGAGTTGTTCTCCAAGTAATTGTTGCTGGTATAATTGTTTTGTTGAAAGTCTAATTGATTTACCTTGTATAGGTAAAATCCAATAAGGTTCAGGATATGAATTTACTTTTATAAGTTTTCCAACTTCAGGCAAAGCTTCGTTTGCACCAATACCAAGTTTACGTTTAACACACTCAGTTGATACACAATGCATTCTAGCAATAGATGTTTTACATTTGTAAGCATATTCTTTGTTCTCAACACCTTTAAATATATTTTGTAATTCTTTTGGATGTAGCTTTTCACTACAAACCTTTGTCATCATCTCTCTTGTCCACTCTTCATACATAACAGGATCGGGATTAATTTTTTTTGCTAACACTGCAACATTAAACATTGCATCATTTCTACCTTCACCTTTTTGTACTTTGTTTTTCATAAAGTTTACTACACAAGGTGGATAGTCTTTTGTTTCATCATCTTGAAATATTTTTAATTTTTTAAATTCTGCAGGTGTAAGTCTGTATTGTTTTACAAACTCATATAAGTTTTCTAGTTTTACTGAATTGCATTGATCGTCCATTGCAACTCTCGTTGTCATATTAAATTTTTGATATGGTAAATTTACAAAGTTACCTTTTCTCTTTTCATCCCAGTTCTCAGGTGTAAGATCTACTTCATCTTGTGCAGGAAATATATCTGTTGTTGTATCGTTGATACCTAAGTCTGATGCGATCTCAATTAATTTTTTACGCATTGAAGATGCAGCAACTACACCATCAATGAATATAATTAGATGGAGTCCGTTGGATTTTGATCTGAATGGTACGAGTGGGTATTTTCTTTTCCGTATAATCGATATAACTTCTTGATGCTGTATATTATAACGATCAACATCGATGACCCCCCAACTGCATGTATTATCATCTCGAATGGGAACTGATCCATAATAGGCTTCTCCTTTTAAATGTTGTTTCCAATGTTCAATTGTTATTGGTTTAGGTTCAACCCAATGTTTGAATTCTGCTTTGCCTTTAGAGTTTTTCTTACCCGTTGGTTTAGAAACACCAAAATATGTAGTAGAGCCCTGGAAGAGTTCTACAAACTCCTCCAGGGTTTTGTCAAGTAGGTCCATACTAGAATGGAGTTTTTTCTACTGATTCTTCTTTTCCGTGGTTAACTCTCACTGCACCTTTCTTACAAGTTTCATAAAACTCAAAAGCTGCTTTGATTGTTTCTTCGCTCTCCACTGTCCCTTTATGCTCAATCTCCCAACCGTACCATGATCCAAGATTGTTTTTCTCTAAAACAGTCTTCATGTTGTACATTTGAGTGAATGGAGCAGGCTTAAAGAACCCTTTGCCATCTTTTCTTTTCGCTCTCAAAGACATCATCATAGAATTCCATTTCTTAGATTTTTTTCTTTGAGTAGACTTCATAGTAATTAATGCAGTTGAAGATTTACCTTCCTCTACAATCATTACATAGTGAGATGCTGTCTCTTCTATGTAGTTACCATTTTCTAGTCTGTCTTTACCATCGTCACCTCTGGTAGTTTTACTCATGATATCCGAATCGGCAGGATATACATTAATAGGAGCAGAGCTTCCTTCTTGGCCTCTATCTCTCCATTCAATGTACTCCAACTTATAATAGCAAGGGATAACTGTAATTCCTTGTTGTCCATTATAAAGTTCATCGGTCACTGTGTTGTAGATCATTCCAGGTCTTGCGCTCTCAATGAACTGGCTATCTCCTTGAGTAACTTGTGGTGATAGTTGTCCTAGAACTTTTAGGAATGGTAATGCTAGACTTTTTGAATCTACATTATCAAAACCCGTATCAGCGAATTGCTCAATATTAACTGCAGCAACTGCACCGGCTTCTTTTTTAATCGCTACTTCGTTCGATTTTCCGTCATTTAGTTTCATATTATTACCTATTATTTGTTCGTTATTTTCGTTTTATTTGCGATGTACACACCAAACAAATCAAAAGGTAGTTCTTTACCACCTTCGACTTGCTCTCTTACAAAAGCTTTTAAAGTCATTGGTTCTACTTTTTCTTTTTTATTGTAAGCAAAACCATTGTCCTCACAAACTTTTATAAGTTCCGAGACTTGGTTGTCTTGGCCTCTGCCGAAACTTGCAGTTATAGTATTTTTAATTAAATCCTCATAACCTCTGTTTCTTAACCAGCTGAACGCTTCGTCAACACGTGACTCAGGAATTTTTGCTGCATAGAATGGTTTTACTTCTACAGTTGAACCATCAGCTAACTTCAGCAAAGATACACCAGCTTCCTGCATCATCTCTGGAATTATTCTCTCTTCCATATCTCTAGCTTTGTGCTTGAGTAATGAAAGTTTTTCTTCTTCTTGTTCTATTTGTTTATTAAGATCTTTTAAGTGATTACATTTATCAGAAATAGATTTTACACTATCTTGATTAATGTCAATTTTTGACATTTCTTCAATATCCATATTTATCCTCCTAGGCTCCAATAAATTATTTGTTTGATCTTTGCAAGAAAAAAATATAAAAAGTTTTCGGATGTGGATCTACCCTTATAAAACTCTACCCTATGAGCACCAACGTAATGCGTTGAAAGAATCAGCTGAAAAAAAGAATTGGGCATATTTTATGGAGATGGGTACAGGAAAAACTAAAGTTACTATTGATAACATTGCTTTTTTATTCTTACAAAGAAAAATAAATTCGTGTTTAATTATTGCACCTAAATCAGTATATCTTAATTGGCAATCTGAGATAGAAACTCATATGCCAGATGTTATAAAGTATAGGATATATAAATGGAATATAGATAAACCTAAAGATTATTTCAAACTAAATGAATTTTCGCACCTTAGAATCTTTCTAATAAACGTAGAAGCTTTATCAACTAAAAGGGGATTAGAAGGTTGTGTGGATTATCTTACAAGAAATAAATTAAATTTTGTAGCACTGGATGAATCAACCACAATAAAAAACAGACAAGCAAAACGAACAAAAAACATTTTAGCACTAGGAAAAATATCTCATATAAAGCGAATACTAACAGGATCGCCAATAACAAAATCTCCATTGGATCTATTTACACAATGTCAATTCTTAAGTCCAGAATTATTAGGTTTTCATAGTTATCTTGCTTTTAGAAACCGTTACGCAGAAATGACTGATATACCAGTTGGATCAGGTAGATACATATCGGTGCCCAAATACTACAAAAGACTAGAAGAACTTGAAGAGAAAATGAAAGGCTTTGCTACCCGTATACGTAAAGATCAATGTTTAGATTTAAAACCAAAAGTAAGATCTAGAAGATACATCGAATTAGAGGGTGAAGGCAAAAAAATATACGATCGTTTAAGAACATCTGCGCTAGCGATAGTTGAAGATAGTACGATATCGTTTTCAAATAAGTTAACAGAAATAATAAAGTTACACCAGGTATGTAATGGTTTCACTAAGGATGATGATGGTAAAATATTAAAATTACATAAACAAAAACTTAATGCTCTAGAGGAGACACTAGAGGAAACAGATGGTAAAGTAATTATATGGGCTAATTATTTATATAACATACATGAAATAAAAGAATTTCTTGTAAATAAATATGGTCCTGAATCTACTGTGAGTATTTATGGAGAAGTTAGTGTTGAAGATAGAAAAGAAGCTGTTGATCGCATACAAAACGATCAGCAATGTCGTTTTTTGGTTGGTAATCCTACTACCGGGGGTTTTGGCCTCACTCTTACTGCTTGCAATACTGTCATCTATTTTAGCAATAATTATAACTTAGAAGTCCGAATGCAATCAGAAGATCGTGCTCACAGAATGGGCCAAAAAGGAACTGTAGTTTATATTGATATTGTTGCAAGAAACACATTAGATGAGGCTATTATGAAATCACTTACAAGTAAAGGTAAGCTTGCTGCAAAAACATTAGGAGAAGAAGATCTTAAGAGCTGGCTTCTATAATTTTATTATACTGTTCTAATCTCTCTAAAAATTTATCACCATAGTCTTTTAAATCCGACTCATTTAGTCGGAATTCTTGGTATTGTAAATCTCTACTACACATTGATATGACACCTTGTTCTATTGGACCATAGTTTTTAGTATGTGCTAAATAATAAGCACCAAGTTGTAATTTGTAATCTTCAACCCATTCTTCTTTCTTAGGTTTGTTAGTTTGTTTCCAATCAACAATACTTGGTTTACCATAACACAATGCAGTTAAATCACATGTGCCTGCAAATTTATTTTCATATTCTAAACTTATTTCATTACCCCATATTTCATCTAACTTAATATTATTTAAAATAGTTTTAGCCATCATTCTTGGTTTGCTACCTTCTTCCATAGCATTGTAATAACCTTGACCATTTAAAGCATATTCAATAACTTGATGCATTTCAGTTCCAATTGTTGATGCTTGTCTCATTATTCTATCAGCCTCAGCATCTCCAACTTTTCTACGCCAGTTTTCTAAAAATCTTTTATCTTTTGTAGCTCCAAGTATGTTTGTTACACTTGGTACTTTTACGTTATCAACTAAATACTTTCTTCCGTTTGTGTCTGAAAATCTGTTGTAGTGTTTGTAAGGATATTTTTTTAATAATTTCATTGTGTAATTAATACAATTATGACTGATGCCATACCTGTAATTAATACACCTGCAGAAGTCAACATAATTTTTTCTATTCTGCTTACTGATTTTTCTAAGTTGTTGATTTTATCATGTGTTTGTTTTTGCATTATTCTGCAAAGTTTCTCGTGTGATTCTATTTTTTGTAAAGCTTCTTTAGACACGACCAGCCTCTCTTCTTCTTGCAGCAGCTATTGAAGTTGGATCATTTGGAAACAAATCAGCTACTTGTTGTGATGTCACTTGTCCGGTGTTCGGTGGCGTTGGTGCAGCAGGAGCTGAAGCTACAGGATCTTCAAGTTGTAGATCTTCCATAACTAGTTGTTTCTCTTGTTGTTCTATAGGTGCTTCTTCTGCCTCTACCTCTGCCTCTTTTTGTGTAGCAGTAGATAAAAAAGTAACTGCATTATTATCAGTTTGTAGATCACCTGATGTACCTGAGAAATCTTGTGCAAACAATGTTTCGTAAGTATTTTTAGGTATTGTTTTTTCATCGTAAATAGGTGCAGGTACAGATGCATCTAACTGTTGCATTCTTTCTGTGATTTGTTCAGGTGTAATATCTTTTGCATTTATTTTTGGTACATCTACATCATTTTCATTTAAATAATTTAACAATCTAGCAAAAGCTTCTCTTTTCTGTGTTAAACCTAATCTTCCAACAACTCCTGGAGATTTTAGAATGTTTGCAGCTGTTTGAATATCTCTACCTTTAAAGTATCTTCTACCTATACCAAGAACACCTGGTACGCCATCACCAACCTTTTTACCTGTAAGTAAAGCTATTTGCTCTTCAGGGTTAAGGGCATCATTAAAAGCTCTCATAGCTATTGGGTCTGTAAGTATTTGACCTGCACGTCTTCCTAATAAAATAAATAATGCAGGAGCTAAAGGGTTTACAGCAGCTGAACCTCCAAGAACTACAGCACCTGTAAATGAATTTAGACCTCCAAGTTGTAATCTTCTTTGCATGAACGTTGATGTATCAGCAATAGGTGTGTCTGACACAGCTTTCATGTAAGTTAAAAACTTCTCAAACTCTTTTGATTGTGATCTACCACCTAAAATTGTAATTAATTTTTCTTTAGCTACATCATCTGTAGGATCTGCAATACCAAGTTCTCTTAAAAATTTATTTATGTTAAAACCAGATGTATCTTTTGGACTAAATTTAATTTTAGTTGCATCAAATACACCATTACCCATTCTAACTTTATCAACGCTAAAATCTAATACAGGATCTAATACATCTCCTTTATTTACCATTGCTTCCATAACATCAACAGTTCCATTGATACCTGTTTTTACAGTTGCATCATTCATGATCTCATCAATCATTGTTCTACCTGCAGGAGATGCAGCAGAATCAAAACCTCTATAGAACGAATTAAACATCCATCTTGCTTTTGCAGCGTTAAACAACGCCTCTCCACCACCTTTAGTTATACCAATTGCTTGACCAGTTTTTTTAGAAACAATTTTATCAGCACCTAGTAATTGTCTAAATTGTTTGATTGCAGTTGAGTCACCTCTTGTAAATACATCATTAGCAAGATCGTTAAAAAATCTCTGTGCTTTTCTTTTTTCCATACCACCAATACCTGCAAGTGCTTTGTTGGTAAATGTAGTTGCATTGTAATCTCTAAATATTTTTGTTGCATTAGCTCTTTGGTAAAAATTCATTAATGTAGAGAACGTATCATTAGCTCCATATAATTTATCTTTAAGTTGCGTTGATTCTTTGACCATCATGTCTATATTTGAATCAGCTAAAGCTTTGTTTGTTTTTGCAAGTACATCATAAGATGCTTTTACAGTTTCATCTTTTAAAAATGTTTCTTTTGTAATATTTGCACCAAAACTATTTAAATCATTTTCTAAAGCTTCTCTGATAGACCACAGCGTAGGTCTTATGTTTTGATATGTAGTTCCTTCAATTGCTCTATTTAAAGTTGTAATCATACCTTTATATTCTTTTGGAGTTACAAAATCATCGATTGAATTCATGTATCTAAAGAACAAAGCTAGAGGATCTCCTGTTCCTTGTAACTTTGCAATTTCTTTCATGTCTATATTACCTAAAGCATCTTGTGCGTATGATCTTATACCTGGATATTGTAAAGCTATTTCATCAACATAATCTTTAGCCATTTTTTTTACATGATTAGTTGGAATAACTTTTGGATTGCCAATCGTATCAGCTAAGGTATCAAACGCCCTATAGCTAGCGTTAATCAAGTTTGAGTTTTGTTTAAACGCTTCGTCTGCTTGTTTCCAAATAGTTGCAGATAGCATTCCTGTTTTAATAAGTGGTCCATAGTTAAGAACAGAATTATTTAAATATTCTCTTCCTGCTTTTTGTTCAGCACCTTGCAAAGCTTCTCTTCCAATACCATTGATGAATGGCATAATACCAAGGACTTTGAAAAACTTGTTTGCAAAACCACCAAGTAATCCAGTTCCTTCTTGAGCTGTCATAACCATTGGAAGTGGTAAACCTTTGTCTCTTGCTATGTTTACCAATTCTTTTGCATCTTTTGATTTTGCACCAATAGCTAATCGTCCTACCTTTCCTAAACCTTTTGTAATCACTGGTGTCAGTGTTGCGGCTCCAGCGTTCCACATCAAAGCTGTAAACATAGAATCAGCTGCATTCGCTAACATATCTGTATCTACCTCTTTTTTATCCATGTTTTCCATGTCTGATGCGATTGCATCCAAAACGGCTGTTCCAGCCGTCTCATTAAGAATATCATATCCTATGGACCCAACCCCTGCACCTGCAGTTCCACCAAGCACAGAAGCGATCTCTGCCTGTCCTAGAGGGCTTTTTAACACCCTACCTACAGTTGGATCAGCTACTTTAGCCAAAAGTTTCATAGCACCACCTAATAGTTTAAATCTACCAGGTAGTCTTGCTGTCATTTTATCTGCAAAATTATTGAAAATTTTAGATCTAGCAAATAGACCTGTATCTTTATTACCTGGTACTTTTGATTTAACAGCACTAAATATTTTTTTTCTCATTGCAACGTAAGGATAGATAGAACCTATAAGATCTCCTGCAAGCACTGCTTCTGATCTTCCATCAAGTGAACTACCTTGTTGTTGTAATTGAACACCAATAGGATTTTTAATTGCTTCTTCAATAGTAGCTACATCTTTAGCAGCACCTGATCTTTGTTTCATAAGTTCCCCTGTTTTAGGGCCTGTAAGCAATCCTTTATCTATCGCTGCATCTATAACTTGTCTAGTTCTTTTATCGTATTTACTAGGATCAAAAGTTTTATTGTTGATAGCATCTTGAATTTCTTTAAGTGTTGCCATTACAACTCCATTTTTTCTAATTCTTTTTTAATATCTTCAACTCCTAAATCAGTTGCTAACTGTGAAGCAATAGTTGTATCCCCTTCAAATGCTGTAAAGTCTTTTAGTTTTCTTAAATCTTGTAAAGTTTGTTCTAGACCACCAGCAGCTGTAAATAAACTTTCTTGTCTTCTAATATCTGATTCTAGCCCTCTAGCAATCGCTTGAATAGAAGCTTTTACATCAGCAGATGATCTTGATAAAGAAAATATGTTTACAATTTCTTTAGCAGCGTTAATGTCTCTTTGTGTTAAACGGTCTTGATCTTTAAATGTATTTGCAAGTGCATAAACAAGTTTTGTTTCATACACAGCAAGTGTTTCTTGATCTTCTCTAGATAGATTAGAATAGAATCCTTTTTTACCTGAGTTTTTAAGTATTCTTTCTTTTGCCTCAGCTAACAATCCTCCCTCTTTAAAGTCACCAATATCTAGTGCTTTCTTTTCTCTTTCGTATTCAGACTCAGTAATTTCACCCGCTGCAAGGGCTCTATCTAAAGCAGCAACTTCGTCTTTAAATAATTGTTGAAGATTAGACATTTCACTATCTAAATCACCTATTGTCGATCCACCAAGTAATTCTTTTCCAACACCTAATAGTCTTCTTGTAAATGTATCAACACTTAAAGCAGCACCGGCTTTTGCATCTTCTTGGCCAATAATTGTTAACACTTCACGAGCTGTTGCTAAGGCATCATATCTATTTCCAAGAATATCATGTAAATCAGTAAGTCTTGAGCTAATTGTTTTTTGTTCTTTAAAGTCTTCAAACTGTCCGATAACATTTCCTTGTCCATCTGTAATTGGAGTACCTTGTGCAACAGTAACAAATGTTTCTCTTCCATCCTCGCCTATTCCAGCAGCCATTTGTTTTGTACCATCTTCTAATTCATAACCTTTATAATTTCTTAGTTTACCATCAGTTCCTCTTATTTGAATTACACCTCCAGTTCTTTTAGGTCTTTCTACATCATCCTCTTTTGCAAGTTCATTTAAAAACTGCATATGATCTATTGCAGCGTTCAAAGATGTTTCTCTAGCATTTTGTCTTAGCTCACCTTCTTTTAGTTTTATAGTTGCATAATTGTTTACGGCTGGTCCTAATGCTTGTCCTAATACTTCCATAGCACCACCAATACCAGATTTTCTAGTAGTACCTGTAAGTAATCCAGATGCTAAGTTAGCTAAAAAAACTAAGTTTGCTTGTGATCCTCTTCCTTCATAAACCTCATCATAATATTTTTTAGCAAGAGCAATGGTTTTATTAAAATCTGTATCATTTGATATACCACCCATGTTAATTTCATTTTGTGAATTTTTGTTATCTTCTAATTTTTCTTTTTTATTCTCTTCTGTCGTTAGTTTAGGATCATCAGGTAAAGATGGCTGTGGATCTTTTGATGCTAATACATCAGGTCTCATGTTTATTGAATTTTCTTGTACTTTATCTAGATTAGCTACATTATCAGAAGTAACAACATTCTCAGTTAATAGTTGATCACCTTCTTGTTTTAATTCTTCTTCTTTTTTCTTTGTTCTATTACCAAATCCAACTCTTCCTGATCCAGGACCAATAGTTGCAGTTTTTCTTGTTTCAATTTTTTCAGGTGGTTTTGGAACAAACTTACCAAACTGTTGTTCAAACATTTCATCAGTTAAATAACCATCTGTTCCAAATTGCATAGATTTTTGTCTATGAATTTCTTTTTCCTCTGGACTCATTGCATCAATTCTTTCTTTTTCTTTCTTACCTGCATAATAAAGATATGCTGGCCCTGCCGCTAAAGCTGCAGTTGTAAGAACAGGTAGACTAGCTAATCCAGGTAACGCCCTAGTTGCTAAGTAAGATCCAGCTAAACCAAAAGGCATTCGTCCTAATTCACTTTCAATACCTAAAGCTTGTCCAACTTTATCTCCTGCATAATAACCACCTACACTAGGAATACTAATACCTGATTTTAAAAATCTAACTGGTGCACTCACAGACATTCTCTCCATAAATGTTGGTGGTTTTCTTAAAGCTGGAACTGGTGCTCCGGTGGTCGGTTGCCCAACCATAATACCTGTCTGTGCATTAATAGTTTTTAGATGACCTTTTTTTAAAGCCTTTTGTCTAAACATTGGTCTATTTAATACTTTGTTTAAGGACATAGACCTACCTTTGTTGTTGATTTTGATTTACACCTTGATAAGCAGCAAACGCACCTATACCTGTACCAACAGCTTGAGCTAATGGACTAGTTGAAGGCGCAGTTCCCATAGTTAATCCTGATTGAGTTTTAGGTCCTTGAGCATACAAGTTAGCTAAGAATTCTGCTCTTTGGTATGGTTCGTATTGTTGTTGTAAAGTAGATTGTCTTTGAGCATCAAGTGCTGATTGTGCAAGTTGTCTTTGTACTCCACCTGCTGCCATTAATTGATTTATATCTGCTTGTCTCATTTGTTGTTGACCCGCACCTAAATTACCTAATTGTTGTCCTGCAGCTAATCCAACTTGTTGTTGTCTTTGTGCAGCACCAAGTGCAGTATTAAAACCTTGAGCTTGTGCTCTTCCCATTGCATCTAAAGTTCTACCTTGTAGTTCTGCTTGTTGCACACCTTCTCTACCACCACCAAAAGCTCCTGATCTTATAGCTTGTTGAGCTATTTGGTTTTGCATCATTTGAGATTGTCTTCCAATTTCTCCAGTAACATATGATTGATATGGATTTAAATATTGTTGTATTTGTGCAGCACCAACAGGAGCTGCTGCTTGATTAATTTGATTTATTCCTTGTTGAACTGTTTGAGCACCGACACCTGTTTGTCCTGCTAAGTTCATTCCTTGTTGTTCAAGTGCTCCTAAACCTGCAACTTGATAGTCAGGTAAGTTAATAGGATCTTGCGCTACTTGACGCGCTATGTCCATCAATTCTATTTTTCTTTCTTCAATACCAGGTGCTTCTCTCACAAATTGTGTTTGTGATGTAGGTGGTGCTGATTGTCTACTTCCTCCTCCAAAAAAACTCATAATTTTATCCTATCCATTTTTCAAGTTGTACATGTTTCTTTTTCCATCCCCATTTTTTAGATACTTTCTCCCAACCAGGTCTGGCCATAATACTTAATCTCTTACATTTGTTAACAATTGCAAAATCTGTAATTGCCTTAATTAAATTATCCTCCCACAATTCTCTTCTTTTACCTGTGCAAATAACAATCTCGTATTGGTTAAAATTTGGCAATACACCTATTCTTCCAACACAAATTCCAAATACTTTATTTTCCTCTGTTTCATCAGAGCCAAACATAATCCAACATTGCATCATGTCTTTTTTTAATTCATCTTGAATCCATTTAGCATCAGCATACTTACCTGAAAATTTTAATGCCTCTGCTACCATAAACTCTGCTAATGGCCAAAAAGTATCTATATCTTTTGGCTCTAGTGGTAGAATACTTACTAAAGGTTTAATTGATTTTTTGTTTGCTGTCGCCATTTCTATCCTTCAATAAATCAAATACTCTTTTGTATCTTCTCTGTTGCTCATAGAAATATTGGGCACCTTTTTCTCTCATGTCTTTCATGCTATTTGGATTAGCACCTGCTATGATTCCAGCACCTAATACTCCATCTGCTCTTGTTACAAACTCTCCGTCTGCTAATTGAGCTAACATTGTATCCTCGTCTTTATCACCAACTCCTGCTCCGTCTTCAACATATCCTGTTGCTCTAACATAATTGTTAGAATCGTTTTCATCGTGGGTCATTTTTGATGGTAGATAATTTATTCCACCTTCATTAAATTTTTTTATTTCTGCAAGTCCACCTGTTTTTAATCTTTGTTTAACCATAGAATATGGACCTACTCTTCGATCTCCTTTTCCTGCTTCTTCAGGTGCATACATTTTTTCATATTGTTTTTCTTGTCCTGTCACCGGATCGATGTATGAATATCCAGGTCTCTTATCTCTAAGATCTAAATAACTCATATTGTAACCTGGCATGTAAATATCTGTAGGTTCGTTGTCGAAAGCACCACCTAAATAAGTAGCGGCAGCTATTGCTGCAGATACTTTGCCTGGACTGTAAACCATTTCACCATCTTTTTTTGTTTTTAAAATATTTAAAAGACTACTTGATTCTTTTTGGTTTTGAATAGCTTTTAATTGATCAGCATAAGTTGCACCACCTGCTTGTGACATTGATAAATTACCTGCAGCTGGTGAAGCACCTAATCCTATACTTGCTGCAAAAGGTGTTTGCGTAAAGGGTGTAAATTGTGCTGCACTTGGAAACATAGCTTGTACACTTGGAGCATTCACAACAGCTTTACCACCATAGTAACCCGCTGCAGCGCCTGTTGCTGTATTTAATAATCTATTAATTCCACTAATACCTTGATCTTTTGAATCTCTGTAACCACGATAACCACCGTAGGCTGCTAACGCGTAGGGCAACAAATTTAACATAGAATATTTTCTCCTTAGATCTAAAAGTTAAATAATACCATTTTACTTGGTTGATATCAACTCATCGTGAAACTTACCTTGATATTGGTGTTCACCCACATGGACTATTGAATCATTGATATAGGCATAGCACTTACCGCCCAGGTCTCTCCAAAGCTTACAGAAGGCAAAATCCTCACCATTATAGGTCTTCTCTTTTGGGTCATGTAGTGTATCAAAAAAGTTCCACATATTAGGTTTATCAACATATTCACCATTAATTACTGTCTTTTGTACTATTTTTTTGTCAGGATATTTCTCAATCATTTTCTCTATAACTTCTCTTTTAATTAACATACATCCAGTTGGTGAATCAGTTACTTCTATGACTCCTTTGTTTACTTTTATGTTTTCTGGATTAGGCACTTTCATTGGATAAGTATGTAGTGCACGTCTAATGTCATCAGGTGATTGAATTAAACCTTTTTTCATTTTTTCAAAAGCTTTGTCCCACATTAAAGTTTTAAGTGGGTAAGGCACAGATATTATGTGTTTATCCGCTTTTAACATACTAAATATAGATTTACCTTGAAAATATATATCAGAATCAATAAACAATAAATGTGTTGCTTTTGATTCTAAAAAACCAGCGACAGATAAATTTCTACCTTGTGTAACCAAAGATGATTTTATTAAATGAAAAGATACTTTTAATTTTTCTTTAAAACATTCTTGTTGAAATTCTATTAAAGCTTGCGTGTAATGTATTGATACTTCACTGTGTACAGGGGTTGCAACAAATATCTCAAATTTTTTGTATTGTTCTGTTTTTTCTTTCCATAATGGTTCAATAGCCTTTTCATAATCTGATTGAACTTCAATATTTACTTCATGCAGTGTTTGGTATGTATCTTCATTTATATACTTATTGTTTGACACGTAAGGCTCCTTTCAAAAAATTTTCCCATTCCATTGCTTTTTTATCCCAACTGTAAAAATTTTTGTAGTATTTTTGCTGTTCTTCTAAATGATTTTGTATTGTATCTGTATGTAGATATCCTGCACAAACGTCTATTGCGCCTGCAATACTAACAGCTAGTAATTCTAAATTTTTTGTGTAGTTAACATACACAGGCCATTCTGCACAAGTTTCTGGTAATGCTCCAAAGTTTGTAGTTATTACATGCAAACCAGATGCCATAGCTTCTAAAGCTGAAGCACAAAATGTTTCTTCAAAAATAGATGGGTATACAAATAGATCATAGTCTGTCATGTGTTCTAATATATATTCATTAGGTTTGTATCCTATATAATTAACATTAGGTAACTTCTTTGCTTGATCGAACAAAGCTCCTGTATCTTTATTGGCTTTTTCAGCAAAATCACTTCCGTATATTTGATTAGAACTATATACATCTAAAGTAACATTTTTACTTTGTACATACTGCATTGCTAATAACAAGACATTTAAACCTCTCCATGGTGTACAGTGATGTATAATCTTTATGGGTTCACCCTGTTTGTATATCTTTCTTTTTGGAAAATGATCAACACCATTTTTTATGACCATACATTTGTCTTCTGGTAATTGAAAAAAATACCTAAACTTTTCAAAGTTCCAGTGTGAATTAAAAATGTACCAATCATACTCATCATGTCTTTTTTTATTTCTAAAAAAGTTTTGCAAGTTTGGTTGATCCCAAGAATTTTTTTGCCAAAGTATATTAACTTTACTGGGATCCAGTGGCACTTTTCCTGGAATAGATGTGCATATTTGAAATTTATCTAATAAATCTTTAGATACGTATTTCTCCAACAACTCATGTTGAAGTTCAGTTGCGCCTCTTGGCTCCATTAATCCTTCGTTTCTACACCCATGGAAACTTTTGTAACCTTTATTTCGAGGTCTTGTCTAAAATCATCTTCAGTAGTATCAGTATTGGGATCAGCAACATCAGCATCAAAATCAGCTTTGCTATCATATACTTTTAATGTCCTTTTATGTTTGATAATTTCTTTAGCTTCTGCAGGTATTTTTATAACTTTATCTGTCATTGTGGTCTGCCTTGTCTGTTGTAAGGTTTATAATCTCTTTTCTCGCTTTTTGAAAGACTTTTTTTGTGTCTTCGAGGCCGTTTCTTTGGCTTAGCCCTAGGTACAAAATGGGTAAATTTTTGTCTAGCCATTTTCTTGTGATCTATCTATCTGTGCATAACTTATGGCACCTTGTATTTTATTACTACCAGTTGCTGCTTGAATTTTGATTGAATCTCCAGCT